TCTCGATGTCGATGTCGAGCAGTCCCTTGTCGGCGTTCTCCCCGCCCAGCAGCGGGGCAAGCCCCGTCAGAAGGGGCAGCACGAGGGATGCCAGCTCGCCGCTCATGTTGGCGGCTTTGAAGGCGGGGAGGGGTCGAATGTAAAAGATGTTCTCGCCGACCGTTACGGTCCGGCTTTCAAGTTGCTTCATGGTTTTTCCTCCTTGTCAGTATTACTCGCTCAGGGTGGCGTCGCCGGTGTCGATTTCCCACTCACGGTTGTTGTCCGCCTTGCCACGAGTCACGGATGCCTTCTTCGTGACCCAGGCGGCTTCGGTGCTGAACACCAGACCGCCCTTCAGGTCCTTGATGAGGACGGCGAACAGCCCCTCCCCCGTATCACGGTCGAGGTCGGCCTGATTGGAGAAGAAGGCGTTGCTCTCGCTGGTCTGGAGGAGGGTGATTTTCACCTTGTAGGTGTTATCCGGGGAGACGGAGCGAACGATTTCGCCGTCGCACCCGACCTTCTTGGTGATGCCATCACCATTTGCCTCGATGCTGATGAAGCTGTCATCAGCGATGCCGGTGACGATGTGGTTGCCACAGGCAATCGTCACCTGCTTGGGGTTGTAGGTCTTTACCTTTCCCATCTGTCGCTACCTCCTTAGTTCAGGTTGTCGTAGTGGAGACTGCCCCTAATCTCCACCAGATGGATGGCACCGGCGAGCCGAGCGGAGAACTTGCAGTCCTCCAGCACACGGGACGCCTTCTGGGTGGCGGACAGCTCCGAGGCCAGAGGCACGGAGGTCACATAGCCCGGATTGGCGTTGCCGTCAGCGTCGTACTCGGTGGGGGCGATGCCGCCGTATGCCTGACCGTCCTTCAGAGAGGCCAGCATCTGGTTCTCGACGAGGCCGATGCCGTTGTCGGTGTACGGGATTTTGGGATTGGTGACGAGCAGGTTCACGACCCGGACCTGCATATCGTTCTGGAGCCAGTCCCTGAAGCGGATGACATCAATCCACTCGCCCCCGCTGGTCTTGCCGCCCATCGTGACGTTCTTCCCGGCGACGGACATCAGGTAGCTGATGTTCGCCTTGCTCAGAGCGTTGATGAAGGTGGCGGACAGCTTCGAGGGGGTCAGCGAGGACAAGGGCTTCAGCGCCCAGGTCTCCTCGCCGGAGTGGTAGGACATGGCCTTCGCAGCAGCGCCCACGGCGATGCCGTAGCGGTTCTCCTGCGGGATGTCGTTTTCGAGCTGGTCCTCCTCCGTCTTGGGGTAGAAGGCGTAGCTCCGCAGGAACACACCCGGCTCTACGATGCCGTCCTCCGGGTCGTCCTCGATGTAGCCGCAGATTTTATTCTGCGTCTCGGTCCACTGGATGACCTCCTTGACCTGAGCGTCGGTCAGCCCGGTCGGGCAGACGCAGTACCAGCCGCCGTAGTCCAGAGCCGCCTCCAGCACGTCGGTGATGGTGCAGGGGACGGTCGGGAACACCACGCTGGGCTTCTCGTTCGGGGGCAGGTAGGCGTTGGCGAAGTTGAGGGTGATGAGTTCGACCTCATCCACCTCAATCTTGCAGGTGAACCCGGCCTCGGGCACACGGATGATGACGAGCCGGTCAGCCGGGAAGTCGGCCTCCTTCGGGTCCTCCGTGCTGCCGGTCAGCTTGACCTTCTTGCCACCGGGCGGGAGCAGGACGGGCAGGTAGTTCCCCTTCTGCTTGTCAGAGTCCTGACTGAACTCAGGCCACTCCTCGATGCGCTTCAGGGTGCCGAGTACGGTGCCGTCCTCCAAAATCTGAACGTCGGTGCCGACGAGTTCGGAGACTACCTTGGTCCCGATATTGGTCGGGACGCTCTGACCGGGGACCTTGACCGCAGAGGTGAGGGGCATGGGCTTGTTGCCCATATAGGCCACATACACATCCCTCGGTCTCGGGGTCTGGGAGAAGGCGACACGGGCGGCGACTCCGATGGGGTCTGCGCCGTCGCCGGTAGCCAGGAAGCCGAGGTCCGTGATGTCGCCGAGGGAGTTGTAGACACCCACCAGAGGGATGTCCTCCCCCAGATGCGGAGTCTTGGGAGCCGGTCCGATAATCAGGATGTTGTCGAAGTTGGCCTCGTTGGCGATGGGAGTGTCCAGCGAGATGTCAACCGTCGCAATCCTATCGAGATTGCTCATTGATTTTCCTCCTTTACGAGCTTGTCGTTGATTTCAACATTCTCGAAGTACCCACGCTCATCGCCGAGTACCTCGGGATTGCCGCCGCCGCTGGGCGACGTAGAGACAGCCGGGTCGAGTTCGGTCACGTCGTCGGCTTGGATGTCTCCGCCCGTGATGGGGTTGCCGTGTTCATCGTAGCCGTGGACCACGCTGTCAGCGGAAAGAGAGCCGGAGTAGCCGATGGCATATTGGGTGAAGTACACCGTGATTTCCACCATCGCCCGGTACTCATAGCTGGTGTCATTGATGAGGCCCGTCAGGTCCTCCACCGTGTTCGGGATGACGATGGCGATGTCCTTCCCCTCGCAGTAGTGGACCACGAACTCAGAGTTGAGGAAGTTCACGAAGGCGAGCAGGTCGTCCACCGCCGTGTTCTCCATCACCGGGGTGAACCCCTCTCCCATGTCCACCTTGCGGCCTTTTGTGAACAGGTCTATCTGGACGGGCACGGAGGAGGGATAGAAACTGACTGGACGCCCGTCAATGACCTTCTGAGGGGGATTGATAGGGCGAGTTACAACGCCCGTGTAGAGCGTCACAAGGGGCACTCCTTGCTTTGCCATCTTGCTCTGTCTGGAGAAGGTGACGGTAGCGCCCCGGAAGTAGTATTGGGTCAGTTCGAGGAGCACCTTGCGGACGCCGCTGACATCCATCAGGCACCGCCTCCCTTCGGGGCGGGCAGGGTCTCCATCTCCGGGACCAGGACGAACTCGCTCCGGCAATGCCTGAGCGGAGTGTGGTCCCAGCCGAGGGAGGAGACGCACTCGTACCAATGCCCCTCCGGGTCGATTGGCCCGACGTAGTAGAGCCAGTCTCCCCGGCGACCCGTGTCTTGGTCCGCCGTGGTGAACAGGAAGTCGCCGAAGGCTTTGAAGCGCCTGATGCGCCTCTCCCCCTCCGGCAGAGCAGCCAGCTCATCCGCAGAGAGCGGCTGGACGTTCAGAGTGGCGGTCGTGTCCTCATAGGTGGTCGTCCCGTTGCCGTCAACGATGACCTCAGCGCCGAAGCGCCGGATGGTGAAGGACCGCCTGAAAATCTTTGGTCCTGACAAGCTGCTCACTCCCCTTTCTTCTTCACGACGTAGTGGACGGATTGCCTCATCTGCCCGGTATCAATCAGAGGGTGGTCGGAGCCTTTCGCCTTCTTGGTGGAGGGGGCGTTCGGCTCGAAAGTGCCGCTCCCGATTTTATCCTGCACCAGCCTGACGCCGAAGGCACCCATCTTCTTCAGGGCAGTATCAGCGGAGCCGCCGTCCGCTATCTTTGCGGTCTCCGCCTCGACGAAAGCGTTGATTTTATCCTTGTTCTCATCGACCGTCATTCGCAGGAACGGTCTGGGTGGTGATGTGGAGGTCCCGAGTTCGTTGAACATGGCGATGTCTGCCATGTCCACCTCTTTGCCTCCTTCTCCCTTGGGCCGGTGCTTCTTCTTCCCGTGCTGGAAGCCGATGAACACCTCATTCTCCGCCAGCTTATCAATCTGGGCGTAGAACTTCTTCCCCTCCGGGGTCAGTCGGTCATGCCCTGCCATCAGCGTTCACCTGCCGAGCGTATCGGAATGATGACGAGCCGCCGCAGGGCCAGATACTGAAGCCCATACGGGGTGAGGGTGAGGTCAGCGTCCACCAGCAGGTTCGTCGCCTGACTCACGGTGTAGCTGATGGAGGTCTCGCCCTCGGTGTAGCTCCCCACCCGCAGCGTGTCGCCGACCGTTCCGAGCGTGGTGTCCCCGTAGCCAGCCATCTTCATGCGGTGGGCGGTCAGCAGGGCGATGGCTTGCTCATAGAGCTTGCCGAACACCTTGCGGCTGATGAGCGGCTCGGTGAGGGCCACCCAGCCTTCCACGGTCTCGTCGCTCAGGTCCTTGAACTCGGTCGCCACCAAGCGGAATATCTGGAGAGCTGTCATGGGTCACTCCTCCACGATGTCCCCGGCCTCGACCTCAGCGGCGACGATGGCACCCACGATGTCGGCCTTCTTCTTCAGGCCGGTGGTGTCGATGCCCATGTCCTTCGCCAGAGCCTTCAGGTCGTCCAGCTTCATGCCGGAGAGCTGGGCCGGGTCGAGGTGTCCCTTGATGGGTTCGGTGTGAGCGTCCACTGGGCGCTCCTCAGCCAGAGCGAGGCGGTTGGTCTTGATGAAGTAGTCGATGACATCGTTGTCCTTGTAGGCCGGGTCGTTGATGACGGCGGTCTCCCCCGGCAGGATGACGGTCTTGCCGATGATGACGATGGTCGAGCTGATGTTGGTGAGTTTCATGTTGCTGCCTCCTTCAAGCATAAAAAGTGGAGGGCCTACTCTCGTAGACCCTCCCTCGTTTCTCGTGCGGGATTAGATGCCCACCGCCACCATGAGGCTCATGGGGTAGTAGATGATGGCACCAGCGGTCCGAGCCTCGCAGGGGACCACGACCTCCAGGCCCTGGGTCTGGATGGGGTACTGCATGAACGGCAGCGGGTTCTCGATGGTGAGCTTCCGAGCGTCCTTCTTGAACAGGAGGGCGACCGCCTTGCCCTGCTCCGCCTGAGCGTTCGCATAGGGGTTGGTGTCCACGCTGTCGGCGTCCAGCTCGGGGCAGGAGACGATGGTGGTGATGTCCTTGATGTTCTTCTCGATATAGGACAGCACGGTGGTGTCGGTGCCGGGGATGCGGCGGTTCTGGATTTCGATGTAGGCATCGGCAGAAATCGCCAGAGTGTCGGGCTTCTCCACCTTCTTGGTGACGGTCGCCATCTGCTTCAGCATCCCGGAGATGTCGGCGATGATTTCGTCGGCGGTCTTGGAGGCCCAGGTGGTCTTGCTGCCCTCAGCGCCGTTGGCGAGGACGTAGCGGGGGATGTCGGTGTCCTCAGAGAGGACGCCCCGCAGACCGGTCTCCTTGTCGCCCGCCCACGCAATCTTGTTGTTCAGATAGTCAATCTGATACCGGGCGGATTCAGCCTTGCGGACATCCAAGGACTTACCGGCCAGGCGGGAGGCCCGCATCTCCTGGGCGGAGTAGCCGTAGCTGTCACCGATGGACTTGATGATAGCGGTGGTGGGCTTGCCCTTCACATCCGCACGAGGCAGGTCGGTGGCGTAGTTGCTGATGATTTTCGCCATGCCCACCTTGTCGTAGGAGTAGTAGGTGATGGTCTCAGCGCCGGGGTCAACCTCGCTGGACATGGGGAACAGGGTCAGAGCGGTGAACTCGGGGTACTCCACATCGTAGGACTGAGACTTCACATAGTCCAGCTCACGAGCGAAGAACACGGACGCAGCCTCGGCGTCGTCGAAGTTCATGCTGCGGACACCGGCCAGAGACGCCGGGATGCTGGAAGCCAGCAGAGCCTCATAGTCGTTCTGGTCGTATCTCATGGATTTCTGGTTGCTCATTGTAGATTGTCCTCCTCTCTTAGATTAGACAGCCTCGGAGGCGGTGGAGTCCTCACCGGGCTTCCACTTGCTCTCGCTTTTGTTGTACTTCAGGACCTGACCTTCAGTGGCCCCGGAGGCGTCCACATCGGACAGGTCAGACAGCTTCGCCACCTTGCTGTAATCGGTGCCCTCGGAAGCGGCGGAGATGCCGCCATTGCCGTCACCCTTCAGGATGCCGGTGGCGGTGATTTTCTTCTGGTACTGGCTCATGTCAGCACCGCCGCCAGAGGGGGCCACGCCGGTCAGCTCGGCGGGGGCCAGACCGTCCTCGCTGGGGCCGATGAACCGACCGCCGACCTCGATGCCCTTGCTGGTCGCAAACAAGCCAGCGTCCTCACCCGACTCGACGACGAGCTTCAGGGGGTCGCCGTACTTCACGGTCTCCTCAGCGGCGAGGGCGACCCAGATGCGGCCCTTCCGCATGACGCCGATGTTGGCGTTGTTCATCACGGACACACGGCCTTCGAGGTCGTGCTGGTTGGTGAAGCCGTTCACCACGACGCCCTCGAACTTGTCGGCGGTCTCCTCGCCAGTGGGGAGCTTCACGCCGGAGCCGACCACGGTGCCCTGCACCACGCCCATGCCGGGGCGCAGCTTGCCGTTGGCCTCCTCGTTGAACCGGGAGTCCACGGGGTAGTGGTACATATCGAAGATGCCACCGGCGATGCCCTTGCCAGTGGCGAACCCGTATTTCATCTGAGCAGACATCTTACTTCTCCTCCTTCTTCATTCTGCGGTCAATCATCTTCTGACGGGCGTCCGCAGCAGAGCCGACACTCCGGGGAGTGGCCTTGCTGTCGGTGCGGGTCATCTGGGACCGCTGGTAGTTGGTGTCCTTGCGGGTTTTCATGTCACCCACCGCCATGTCGAAGGCGGCGTTGACATAGGCGGCGCTCTTGCCGTCCAGACGCAGGGCGGGCTTCAGCTTCTTCAGCACGGCCTTCTTAGCGTTCTTCACGCTCATGGCCTCCAGCCCGTCCATGTTGAGC